TATAAAGAATGAGATACATTATACAATCAGAATATTATGAATGTATAGTGCAAGGTTCGTCCCTTGAATGGCCACTATGTATAGTAAATTAGTAAATAAACTATATAAATTAAGGGCTATGGAGTAGTGCCCATCTACTGCTCCGCAAGTAAACATATAAATCATGGATTTAAGTTTCTTATCAAATTTAACTATTACTGCTCCAGAAGCAAAAGCAAGAACAGTACGTAGTGGTATTCCTTTGGAAGGCTCTATACGTATCCGTAAAACTGGAAAGATTGAGTTTAGTGAGGAGTTTAGAAAACAAGTAAATGGAAACTGGATTGACTTGTTTTTCGCTCACAAGTGGCTACAGTATGATATAACTAAGCCTAACGTGATGTTCGTAAACATTACAACTGAGAACAATAGGGCTAAAGCAGACGTAAAGGTTGAAGGAATCAGCTCATTTATTAAAGAATCATTCTGGGCTGAAACTGCTAGTACTTTAGGATTTGACCCTGAATTGTCATTTGTAGATTTACAGGTAGTAAATATGGCCGTATTCGTTCCTATTGCATTACTCCCTAAAACTGTACAACGTGGGGATGAAAAAGGTAACGTAACCTATGTACAACGTGAGAATGTTACTTTATACCCAGTTGTTCTTTGTGACATGTTCACTTCTTCCAATGCTACTGATGAAAACATTGATGTAGTAATGGAAGATGACGACCAAGTTACAGATACTCAAGAATTACCTTTTGATGATGAAGATGAAGATGAAGATGCTGAAGTGACTATTAACTAATGAAACTTTACATTCTTACTAGAAAAGGAGGAACTTTAAAGAAGTACCTACCAAATGTAGTAACGGATTTCAATAAATTCTTATCATGGCTCCCATTAGATAAATGGGTAGCCCATGATTTAGAAACAACAATATCAGACACATTATTTGGGAGAGAGATGCTTACAGCAGCTTACTTTTATGATAATACTGTATGGGTATTGTTTTTGGAAGAACTTACTCATCCAGAGCAAAAGGCACTTAATGAAGTAATGTCAAAAGGACAGTTTATCATACAAAATGTAGCCTTTGAGATTAAAGAATGGAGAAAACGTGGAGTAGAATTACATAAGTTCTATTGCACTATGCTATCAGAAAAGCTTATAAATATGGGCTTAGACGAAACTAGAAATGATTTAGGAACAATCATTAATAGATATACAGGAAACCTGGTAGATAAAACTTTACAAACTTCATTTAAAAATTGCTCTACTATTAATGATGAACAGATAGTTTATATAGCAAAAGACGTAATGTATTTACATGAGATAAAGAGAGCTCAAAAAGCTTATATGGATAACCATGATTTTACCTTACATAAAGCTCTTAAAGAAAAGAAACATTTAGGTTTAAATAAGACTAATTTCTGGAACCATGAATTTATTAAAGTTATAACAGACTTAGAATATCAAGGAATCAGATTAGATAGAGAAACCTGGGAGAAGCTATATGAAGAAGCTGTACCAAAAGTAGCAGAAGCTGAAATTATTTTAAATAAGATTGTAGAACGTGACTTTTATAGTCGTGCTATAGCATATAAGTTTATTTATGCAGAAGATGAGTTTTCAGAGAAACTGTTTACTTCAGCAATACAGAAGAAAACTTTACTGAATATTCTATATCCAGATATTACAGAAACCTCAGAGATGAAGTTAAAAGAGTATCTAAAAGCAAATGATCCTGAATGGCCAGTATATTTAAAACCTACTAGCCCTAATGTGAATATTTTTTTAAGTGCAATAGATCCTGCTCAACCAAAATACATAGCTTTAAAGTTATTGTTGCTTAGGCAATATGAAGCGGTAAAGCAACTGTATTATATCAACTTTAAAGATAAGCTGATAGAGTTAGGACTACTTACACCTAAAGGTACAATAAATATTAATTGGGCCTCTCCAGCACAAAGATTAGAAATCTTCAGATGGATTGACCCTGAAATTGTATCTACAGATAAACCTCACATGGAAGAAGTAGCCTATAAACATGAACTATTATCTACTTATCTTACTGATTACCAAAAATATGTTGGTATGATAACTAAGTTTGGTATAAGTTATATAGAAGCTATAGAAGCAGATGGAAGAGTACGTACAAGAATTAACCCTATTCTAAATACTGGGAGGATTAGTTCTAGTTCTGTAAACTTATTGAATATCATTAATGACAAAAGATACCGAGCCTGCTTTATTGCAGCAGAAGGGAAAAAGTTTGTTATGACAGATTACCAGAGTGAAGAATTAGTACTTACTGCTCATTATGCCAAAGAAGCAGCTTGGCTAGAATCAATTAAAGCAGGATATGACCTGCATAGTATGAACGCTAGCAAGATATTCTTAAAAGAATGGAAAGAAGCAGAATTACCTGATTGTGCCTTTGCACTTACTAAAAGTAAATGTAAATGTCCAGAACATGTAATATTAAGAAACCATTCTAAGTCTGTATCATTTGGTGCAATTTATGGATTAAGTAAATATGGATTAGCATTTAACATCAAAGTAGATGTAGATGTAGCAGATAGAATCCTTACTGACTTCTTTAAAGTTTCCCCAAATGTGAAAGCTTTCTTAGGTACTATGGCTAAGTTTGCATTAAGCAATACCTATTCCCCAGAATTAGTATTAGGTGCATGTAGATTTGTAGATAGGAAGAAATTCCACTATGATAAACCATCTATAGCTAGAACAGCAAGTAACTTCGCTATTCAGGGAGCTGGAGCTAGTATACTAAAGATAGCTACTGTATTAATACGTAGACATTCTAAAATAATGGGACATGATGCTGTACCAGTTCTTATACCTTACGATGAAATTGTAATTGAAGTAAGTGAACAATGGGCAGAATACTGGAAAGTAAAACTACAATACTACATGGAATTAGCAGGTAAACTAGCTTTAGGTAATGATTTACTTAAAACTGATACTCCTGTAATAGCAGATCATTGGATTCATTAATACTTATTTTATGGACAAAAAAGAAAAACCTAAAGAACCTATACAAACAGTATTTCCTTGGGTAGACTTTGAAGTATGGAAACGAGAGAATCCTCACTTAAAAGATGAAGCTAAAGAGTACTATAATTTCTGGGAAAAGGGGTATTTAAAACACATTGAACAGAAAGATGGATAGAGATTTATTACAGGAACAAATTGCAGAAGAGTTTTGTAATTTATCAAAACTTAAAGCACTAGCAGTATTAGGTACAGGATTTGGGAAAAACCGAGTAGCCTTCTTAATAATCCAAAAGCTTAAACCTCAACATATACTATTTCTAGTAGAATCTACTGTAAATAGAGATGTTACAATTAAAGAGGAATTAAAGAAATGGGGAATGGAAGAATACATTGGAAAATCTGAATTTGCTACTTATCAATTAGCCTATAAATGGAGAAAGAAAACTAAGGATTTATCTGATTATCTGATAGTTGCAGATGAAATTGATTTTGCACTAACTAATAATTATGGAAAGTTTTTTCTTGAATACAAAGATGTAGATACATTTGCAATGACTGGGTATATTACCCAGGAGAAATATGTTTTGTATAAAGACTTACTCCCATTGTTAGTATCTATACCAATAGGTAAATTGCAAGAGAAAGAAGTACTAAATGAAACAGTATTTAAGTTTATACAGTTTCCTCTTGATAAGAATAAGAATAGGGAAGTAACATATAAGAAAGATGGAAAAGAAGAAACATTCTATCAATCAGAAAATGATAATTACCTATACTTTAAAAAGAAAGAGTCTAAAACTTTAAGTACTATGCTATCTGCTATAGCTAGAAATGATAATGATAAAGTAAAAGAGTGTGAAAAGACTTTATATGAGTATATACCCAGAGAAAGAGCTAACCTTTTATTCTCTTTGACTTCTTCAATAGTCATAACAAAGAACTTAATAACAAAAGTTCTCAACGCTGATAGTAAGAATAAGATTATTACTTTTTCTGAACGTACTAAAAATGCTGACACTATCTCAGAAAACTCATATCATGGTAAAACACAAAAAGCTAAAGCAGATAAATTATTCAAAGATTTCCAATCAGGAGATATTAGAGTAATGAGTACCTGCTCTAAAGTTAATAGGGGTGTTAATATTCCTGAATTAAACTATGCTATAATGGAGAGTTTTACTAGTGAGATAACTGCTATGATGCAGAAAAATGGGAGATTATGTAGGTTAGGCCCAGATGAAATAGGGACTATATACTTTTTACTACCATATTACTGGGAGAATGAAGAAACTTTAAGACCTACTAGAGCAGTATTCTGGGCAAGGAAAATAGTAGAAAACTTTCCTAATACTAAAATAGAGGTATTAAATTATTGTGGAACCATTAAAATATTGAAAGATGATTTATAATAAAGATGAAATTTTACTGGTATTGGAAGAAGCTAATATAATAATAAAGTTAGAAGAAGGATATAGCATCAATGCCACATTTGGTAAAAAGATGACTAACCGTTCAGAAAACTTCTGCTTAAACTTCCCTACAAGTATGATGGGTGCATCTGATATTTTAATCTACAATAAGGTTATGGAAGCATGTAAAATCCCCTTAATGCACACAGGAGAATTTTCATATTTCTTAAGGACTCAAACAAAAGATTCTGTAAAGGCTTTAAAAGAGTTACTAAAAGACCCTAACATAGATTATAATAAATTTATACTCAGGACTAAAGAGTTCTATAACTCTAGTATAGCTGCACCTGGATTTGGCAATTACCTTACAAAGAAAACTTGGCAAACTGTTTATGCTGATGAAACTAAAGAAGAAAAGCATAAATTAGACATGAAAGGGTTATTCTAATGGAAGACAAAATTGCTAATGAAGTAGACAGGGAACTATTCATACCTACAGCTGATTCTATAGGTAAAGAGGTAAATTTTATCAAAAATCCTTTAGAGAATTTAGAGCCTATATTCAATTTTCAAAAGGCTCAATACATACTTCTTGGTAGCAATACTGGAGTAGGAAAAGCTATATGGGATAATGAAAAAGTACTTACACCTAAAGGCTGGAAATTACACGGCTCCTTAAAGAAAGGGGATCTTGTTATAGGGTCAGATGGGATGCCTACAGAAGTTATGGAAGTGTACCCACAAGGATTACGAGAGTTATACCATGTATCATTTCAAGATGGTACTGATGTTTCTTGTGATGCTGAACATCTATGGAGAGTAGAAACCAGACATGGAGAGTTTATAAAAACCACTAAAGAATTATACGAAAGNGGATTAATAGATTGGTATAAAGGGTCATCCCACAAGTACAAAGTAAAAACTCCAAACCCATGTCATTTTACTCCAGGCAATAAAGGAATACTATATGCGTCAGTACAAGAAAGGGATAGGTTCCTAGAAGACAATATAGGAAAATTAAGCTCTAAGGTATATGATGCAAAACTAAAGGAAACTGTAATTGAAGTTGCCAGAAGTTTAGGGTATACTGTAGTTGATAGACTTCCATTGTACATTAATAAACAAGCTAAGTATAAATACATAACAAGTATTCATTATCATAAAATAGACTACTGTTCATGTATTAAAGTAGAAGCTGAAGATTCAATGTATGTAGTTAATGGGTATAATTTAACCCATAATACCAGTTTTGTGGACCACATGTTACTCTCAATATTAGATAACCACTCATCTAACCTACATGTAGAAGTTTTATACTACTCCATGGAGAGAAAGAAAATGTTTAAGTATGCTAAATGGATTTCCTGGAAGATGAAAGCTAGGGATAACCGTAATATATCTTCTGATAACATACTTAATAGGAATGGTAAACTAACACAAGAGCAATTTGATTATATTAAGACTAACTTTTCTCCTTGGCTAACAGAAATATTAAATTATGTGGATATTAGAGAAGGGACTAAAAGTCTTGATGAGATTGAACGTGACATTGATAGGTTAGCTAAAAGGCTTGGTAATTATTTCTATACAGATGAGGTACACATTCATCAAAATGGAAAGATTGTAGGTACTATGGATCCTAATCAATTTATAGTAACTAAATACGGAAAGAAGCTCTTTAAAAGATTAAACTTTCAGGATAAAACCTATACTTTGTATCAGAATGATTCAATTTATATTCCTAAGAAAGAGAGTTTAATCTTTATAGTTCTAGACCATATTGGTAAAATCAGGTATGAAATAGGTGGAAAGAAATTTACACTTGATAAGTTAGATCAGATTTTATCAAATGCTAGGGATAAATACATGTTTTCCCCCATTGCTATTTCACAATTTAACCGTGGGATAGGAGAGACGGACAGACAAAAACTCCATAAAGGAGATTTATCCCCTACTTTAGAAGACTTTAAAGATACTGGTAACTTAACTGAATCAGCAGACTTAGTAATAAGTTTATTTGATCCAGCTAGGTATAAATCCTATAATGCTCAAGGAGAATATAAAGGGTACAATATCCAAGATAATATGATAACTCCGCAAGGACAACAAAGAGCAAGGTCTTTACACGTTCTAAAGAATACGTTTGGATATGCCAATACTACTACAGTACTTAGGTTTACGGGAGAAAGTATGTACTTTCAATCATTACCAAAACCTACTGAAACATTAGCATTGGATAAGATTTATAAAGAAATAGCACAAGGAAAATAATGGATAAACTATTTAAAATCCCAACAGCTCCTATACCCGCAATAAGAACAGAACCTAGGAGTATAATAATTTATGCATCACCAAAAGTAGGTAAAACCTCTATATGCTCTCAATTGCCTGATTCTTTAATAATAGAACTAGAAAGAGGTGGAGCAGATGCATTAAATGCTCGTTATATCAATATTAGTGACCCTGCTAATGTAATACCATTACTCCAACAGATAGCTACAGATCCAAGTATTAAATTTTTAATCTTGGATACTATTACCAAATTGGATAGACAAAATTAATAATGTATCTTTGTAAAATGAAGTACAAAATATATTATATCACTAGTAAAAAAGATAACTATTCCCCTATTTACGTAGGAGTTACTGTTCAATCTTTATCATCTAGACTATGTAAACATAAATCAGAAAGTAAAGTAGGGAATAGTCCAATGAATAATTGGGTAAAATCTAGGTTATTACTTAATGAAGAAATTAATATAGAACTACTTGATGAAGTGGAAGAAACTCCCTTTTTCTGGGAAGATTACTACATTTACCTTATGAGATACTTTGGATTTACATTAAAGAATATGTTACTAAGTAACTATTCTTCAAAAAATGTGAATAATAAAGGGATAATGAGTAAACAAGCTAAAGACAAATTATCAAAGTTATACACAGGAAAAATTTTATCTAAAGATAGAGTAGCTCTTAGTGTACAACATAGATTAAATGAAGCTAATAAAAGAGGATATTATCATTCCCCTAAAACTAAGTTAATAATGTCTATAGCTGCAAAAAATAAAGTAATATCAGAAAAAGAGTTAAACAGATTAAGAACATGTAATATTGGTAGAGAATCAGAAAAAAGAATTCCTATATTAGGATTAAATTTAAAAACACAAGAAACTATACAGTTTAAATTTATACTGGAAGCAAGTAATTCTTTAACTATACCTCATTCAAATATTATTAAAGTTTTAACTAAAAAACGTAATTCTGCAGGAGGATTTTATTTTTGTAAACTAGGTGCCACTTGTCCAATTAAAATTCCGTTAAACGGGGAAACTCCTGAAGAGGACAATCCCGTGCTAAATCAAGTAGAAATATTTGTAAATGCCTAACGACTAGGTTTGATGCTTAACAGGTAAAGCTGATGCTATAATTAACCCAAGAAAGCGGAACTTGTAGTAATACAAGATGATATAGTCTGGACTATGACCATAACAAAATAAATCATAGATATAGGGAATAAAGAGTCCCTATGATAACATAAGGAGTGGAGTGAGCTAACAGGAACTTATTCATTTATGCAAAAACCACAAGGTAAAAAGTTTAATGTTGTGGAAGGTAAACGCCTAAATCATAAAGACCCAGCTTTTGATACAGTACATTCGATAGGAGATGGTTATGGCTACAGATATAGCAGAGAAGAAATGATAACATGGTATAATGCTGCAATTAATACAGGTAAAGTTGTAATACTGTTAGCTCATATAAGAGACAAATTTATTGAGTCTAAAAGTGGTGATATTGTAGAAGCAATTGACCTTAATCTTACAGGTAAAGTAAAATCTATCTACGCTTCCCGTGTAGATGCTATTGCTCACATGAAAAGAGTAGGGAATAAAGCTACATTAGAATTTGAATCCCTGGGATCTATAACTGCAGGAAGCAGATACTCTTACTTAAAAGGTTCTATAGTAATTTCAGAGAGCAATGATAACGGAGAATTAACTACCTATTGGGAGCGAATTTTTCCTAGTTTAATTAACAAATAAATTTTAAGTGTATGTTACAAATTGGTATCAATGAGGGCTTCAAAATGGGCCCAGAGTGTAAAGTAACGGATAAGGGTGGCTTAGAGCTACACTTTGTTCAAGGTGAAATAGTAACTTCAGGACTAGCCTTATTAGATATGGAAGGACCTGAAGCAGAGGATGGTAAAATACTTATATTCCCGCCAAACATGAAAGAATATAGGACAGAAGCAGCTAAAGAAGGAATTGATTTAGTTAGAGATTTAAAGACAGAATACAAAAGGATGTATACTATTTTTAACTTATACTTTACTAAAGAAGAACTGGCTAAACTCTATCCAATTAAGATTTTATTAAGTGGGTTAAATATTACACCTGAGAATGAAAAGATGATGTTTGCACAAGAAAGTGTAATAAATAAGATGTTTCTTAATTTTGCCAAAGCTACTGTTGAATTTATTAATACTAATAAGCTATGGGAAAAAGAAGAGTTCAGGATTAAACTATTACGTCAATCTGCTAACAAAGCATACCCAACTATCACACGTAAACCTGAATTTGGTGACTGGATAGAACTATGCTCAGTCCCATTAGATCAGACTAAAGTAAAGTTTACACCTTATGAAATCTCTAAGAAGTACAATGATGCTACTATTCCTACGGATGCACCTATTGATCCAGAAGCTAGTGCATTTGCAGAATCAATGGGAGATGATATACCTGTAGAAAATTCTCCGGCCGTATCATTTGATTAACCTTTGTCAAAAATGTCTTTTGACATATTAGACGAAGATACCATATTAGAAAGGGTAGATGCATTTAGCATTTACTCTTTTTACATTGGAGCTGAATTAGAATTAAAGACTGCGTATCCATCCCCATTAAGGGATGATGATGATGTACCATCTTTTAATCTATATCAGTATAAAGGAGAGATATTCTTTAAAGACCATGCACTAGCAGAATCAGGAACAGTATTCAAGTTTGTAAAACTCATGTTTGGGTATAAGACATTACTTGATGCTTATACGAGAATAAACTTAGACTTTTGCTTAGAGCTCATAGGAGGAAATACAGAAATACCAAGTACAGGAGTTAAAGCTACTTTATCTAGTAGTTTTAAAGAAAAAGAATCTGTACAAGAAATACGTATTCATTCTAAACCTAAGTATAGTAAAGAGTTTATTCAATTCTGGAAGAAATGGGGTATTAAGCTTAGTCTTATGGAATCTTACTTTATAACGGAAGTCAATAATGTCCAATACATTTACAACAAGAGAACTATAGTAGTATACCCTAAAGACTTTACAATAGCATATAGGATTTATCAGAAGTACAAAATCTATACTCCTTATGGAGATAAGATGAAAAAGTTCTTAAACAATTTCCCGATAACTTATATAGAAGGATATTTACAGTTAGAATACAAGAATGATTTTCTAATCATTACTAAATCTACTAAAGAAATACTATTTTTCAGAAGTCATTTTAATTGGGATGCAATTGCAGGTAAAAGTGAAACTACTATGATTAGACGATACATGATGTTAAGACTTGTACAAAAGTATAAGTATATATTCATCTGGTTAGATAATGATGTAGCAGGACAAAAATCTCAAAGAGCCTACTTAGAAGAATACCCATTTTTAATACCAATATACTATATGGTAGAAAAGAAAGATCCTACAGATGAGTATTTTAATAGACAGGATAAATCAACAGTATTACAAGAAATAAAAACTTTAATAGAAAATGGAAAAGATATTAGACATAGAAGGGAAACCCCTATACCCAGGAGATAAAGTAGTATATTCAACTGGAAGTAATGGAATAAAATCTGGGGTAGTTACTCACCTATCTAAAGGAGGTAACTCTGTTATGATAAAGAGTGATATGGGGTACAAAAGACAAATAGGAGTGAAGTATTCACAAATTAAAATTTATAAAATAGATGGCAATAATTGAAAAAGACATAGTAGAAAATGTAGGGCTAATCAAAGAATTTGATTCAGAATCTACAGAAATGCTGATGCAGGTAGTTCAGAAAGATTTGTATACTAAACCAATTGAAAGCTCTATTAGAGAGACATTTTCAAATTGCTTTGATGCAATAAAGGAAAAGAAAATTGCTTTAAGTATATTAAATGGTAATTCTATAATAGAAGACCATTATGTATCTATTGATGGAGCCAGTAATAGGAGTAGTGTATTCAATCCTAATTACTATAAACCTGAACATTTAGATAATAATAACAATACTGTACTTATCGAGTATATGAACAAATCCTCTGATAGAGATGTGATACGTATTTCTGATAAAGGTGTAGGATTAGCTAATGGAAGATTAGAAGGGTATTTTTCACCTGGGTATAGCTCTAAGCGTTTAAGTAAAGACTTGCTTGGAAAATATGGACTCGGCAATAAATCCCCATTAGCTACCAACATAGAGTTTTATGTACTAGAATCATGGTACAATGGCCATTATACAAAATTTATAATCTATGATAATTACTATAAATGTATTATATCAGAACAAGAAGCTGTGCACACAACTGAAATCCACGGTAAGCGTCTGGTAGATGGAGTAATTGTAGATGCAATAGAATATGTACAT